GTATTGATGTTCATGGATCTCGATACTATAACAGCGATCGAAACCGGCATCGAGCGCACACCATAGTCCGTTGCCCACCAAGGTGCCAGTTTCTACAAAGATATCTCTGCGGAATCTCCGGAAATACTGGCCTACTGCTGTGTAATATTCCAAGGGTCTGCCTGTCCATCGACTGGGGTCAGTTTCCAACCAAGGATTTGGCTTGCTTTTTTTACTCACGCTGTTTCTTTCTGGCTGCTTTTCTGGCTTTTTTCACCCATTTCCAATCAAACAACAAGGTTGGGTCATCTATATATCTCTGGTCTATGTCCAGTCTCTGCGTTATATCTTGCCGTGCGAATATGAGATTGCAACTGGTGTGGCACACAAGATCATAGCCCTTGGCTTGACCAACTTCAACTGTGCTAGAAAAACTGTTTAGGTCCCTGTTATGCAACGGGTCAAAATCCACTTCATGATGACGCTGGAACACACCAGGTTCGATCCTGGGGTTGATTTCGATTATCACTATCTTGGGATTATGATAGATCAGACTTTCCCATGTGATCAAATCGTTGCCGTCGATATCAATGCTGAGCACATCAAAATCTCGCGGTATAGAGGTTTTAGCCAAGATATTGTCTAAGTGATTGCTATGCCTGATATCATGTGAAACATAGGCGTTGACAGCAAGGATGCTTGGATATTGATCTCGTGTGATCAAGAGGTCTTGATACTTACTGGTATCGCCTTCGATCATTATCGCTGAAGCACCATGATTGGCCACAAGATTAAAAGTGTTGCTGGCGTGTTTGCCATCCCATGCACCAAACTCACAGCACCATAAATGTTGTAAATCCAGTCTTGACTTGATTTCTTCTAAAATACCATCTTCCCCGCACTGGCTAAAATGATTCGACATGTATTCTCGCAGGTCAGGCATAATCTATATTGCCCTGCTCTGGCTGATCCAATCAGCCGTCTGAGAAAAACTGCTCTTGACTGTGTGTAATATAGTGGTCCTGCTTAGTATCAACATGTCCATCCAGGCCTGTATCACAGACTCTCTAGGACGATCAATGTTGTTTGGAAAGACACGGCCATCGCGGTCTTGCACTTGAGACTGGCGCCACGGACCGTCAATGAGTTTTTCGACATAGTGGGTCTTGGGATAAGCGATCACATTGGGCAAAGCCAAAAATCTTTGCTCGGCATCTCGATCATCACTGCAGATGAAATATTTTTTGTTTGCTCCTTTGTGCTGAACATAATCGTACCACCAGTCCTCGTTGAGGTGCACCTGATCGGTTTTACGGAGATGCAGGCCTATGGTGTCTTTGTTGATTTGATGAGCGCCGCAGAATTTTCCAACACGAGTACGAAGTTTGTGCCGGGGCTGTATCTGCTTGAGTTTGTTTAGTACATCCTGCATGGTGATGTGCTCTGGAACTCTGGCCGTGTAAAATACCACATCCGCAGCCCTGGTCTGGATCATGAGTTCGCTGTTGCGGCCATGTGACATCTGCGTTTTTAAAATGGCACCAGTTTGATTTTCATGCAAAAGAAAGATATCATCGCTGTCAGATCTGATGAGATCATGGACTCCACGGCTGTCAAAAGGTAGGCCATTGGGCTCAAACAAATCATCAAACCCAGCGCCACACCAGTTGTTTTGGGGCCATGACACATGAGGCGCAAGATTCAGTTTATCGGCAGTGATAAGTCCACCTAGCAGTCCGGCCAAACGGTTACCTAGACCACCATCACAGAGTATTTTTATTTTGCGGGGAGTTGACATCTGGGATATTTAGTATCCCGTTTACGCCTAGTGACGGCGATAGTCAATGAAACTTTTATCGATCCAAGGCAGGGTAAGGTCCCGCTGCCGCAAGTAACCATGTTTCATGATGCTTTGGACCGCAGATTCAGGTAAAAGCCCTCGTTCGGCCAGATCATACCAAGTAGTAGTACGAGCATCACAGGGATCTTGTTCGCTGCGGTAGACCACAGCTTGTATCCAAGGATCATCTGGCAGTTTCCGGAAGAATCCTCCGGCACAGTCCCATCCAGTCACTGCCAGCATATGGATCAGGCTGACTAGAGTATGATGGTAGTACTGGCCATTTCTCAGATCGAAGGCCTGGGTGTTAAATTCTAGATTTGTAGTCTGGGGCACTACAAGGCACAGCATACCGCCTGGTTCCATGATCTCGCGCCATAGCCTTAGAGTGGCCAAGGGATTTATTACATACTGGAATGTATCGTGGCACCAGATCACATCAAATAATCTCGAGCCTATGGGCAGTTCGGATTCAAAATCATGTTGGATGTAACGGACACCACGGAGCTTTTCAATGATGCCAGATTTAGGGGCTAAATCTATGCCGGTGCATTTGATGTCCAATGGTTTGGGATTATCAAGTTCCCTGGTAGTGCGGTTAGCCCACCAGACAAGGTCCAGTCCTTCTCCGCAGCCCATATCGCACAATGTCCCAATGCTCATCATGAAATCGTCAAACTCGTAAAGAGTGTTCAAAGTCTGCAGAGCATGTTGATGGCTTTCTTCGGCGCTACGGAAAATCATACCTGGATGTCTTCCATGCCCGCTGTGCGTAATCTCACAATATGTCCCATCTGCCATTGCTTGGTGTCCAGACCTTTCATGATACCCAGCCAACGATTGCGCAGGAGAGCCACTTCGTTGATTATGGTTTCAAAATCTATAACCTCATCCTCACCATCTACATATTTTTCTGCATCTCGGCTTGTGAGTTGTCGGGCGTAGGCTTCTAGATACTTCTGGAAATGGCGTCTGCGGATTTTGCGCAACTGTATGTTGAGATAGTTCAGTATGGCCTCTATCTCTTGTAGTTGGTTGAAACGGTGCTCGGTGATTCCGGGCAATTCTTTGATGTTGTGTTCGACATAGCCGCCAATCCTGCACTCGCGCTTGGCCTCCTGAAGTTCATGCTCATAGTGCGCTATAAAATCTGGAATAGCACTGAGACTTGATGTGACTTTACTATACCACATGATCGATTTGCTTTACTAACCAAGGAAAATATTTACTCACTGTTGGATCCATGTAATCATTGATCGAGGTAGAAATCCCAGATCCAGTGATCTTCTTGAAGAATAATCTATGATATATGATCTGAAATCTTTTATTTGCTGATCCGTGGGTTCTATTTCCAATGATTCTTTAACGAAATCAGGGTATTGATTGATATTTTGTTTTATTTCTTTTTTAGTGGAATCATCTAAGACGTTGATCGACAAAAAACTCGGATTTGTGCATGGAGAAAAATTTATTGACTTGTCCTGAGCAAATTGAATAAAATCTAACAGTCCGGGTAGAGTTATATTACTGACTGTGGCATTAAATTCGTAAGAGATACTAGACGATTCTATGGTTTTGATATTGTGCAAAAAGCGTTTCCATGTATTGCCATAGCGTGAAAATTCGTATGCTGTGCCGATATTTTCTACGCTGATCGTCAAAGTTACATTTTCGGTTAATTTTGATATTTCTTTGGAGAATCTCTTTTCATCTACACCGAGTCCGGACGAAATTTTTACTGGTACATTCGAAGGTATGCTTTTTAGTATATCCAAAAGATCCAGATAAAGAAACGGCTCACCTCCAGAAATCTGTATTTCTTTCAGCCCGGGTGTCCGATAAACCAATTGCAATTCTTCTGACATTACATATCTAAGTTGTGATTTTTCTAGATCTTTTTGGCTCAACATCATGCGTGCCCGATCTCTGTCAGAAATAACAAATCTGTCATCGATGTGATTGACATTATAAGAATTGCTTGCCACATCTCTTGCCCAGGCTGTACTGTAATGTTTACAACAATAGACACAGGTCATATTACAATCTGTACCGATCATGATATTCAAAATTTCTGGATCTGATTCTAGTTGACTATGAGTCCGAAGGTCTCCTTGCATAATAATGCGACGACTAGATAGATGATCTGCTTCGGGACGCCAACAAGTAGATGTACAAGAGTCTACAGGTTGATTGTCAATCATCAGTTTTCTTTCTTGTTGTATCACTGGATCATTGAAGATCTTTCCAGGATTATTTTTGATCCAATTAATATCTATCTTGCGGGGGGCCGCGGCGCAACAACTCGAAGTGGTAAAATTTCCAAGATCAACTGTGAGCCACCAGAATTTTTGATTACAGTAAAAATCAATATTCTTCGTCGTACTCTTCATCGGTATCTTCTTCGATATCATTCATATCTTCAATATATTGTGTTAGTGCTCGTTTGATATCTGTATCGCCCTTGAAATTTGTTTTGATCTCCTCGGCATCAATGTCATTATCAATCAACATATTGACCAAAGTTTCGGCTGCTTCATCACGATCTACGATGCTGATATATCGTTTGATTTCGCTCCAAAGTTCGCTAGCTAATTCTACTGACATGTTTATTCCTCCGTTTCAGAATCTGCTATACTTACCTCTGTTTTCTGATTTTGAAAATCACGCATGACTTTATCTAAGCAGCCATCTTCGTTGCTCTCCCAGCCTTTGCGGAAGTATTTGATGATCTCGCCGTCCGAAGTCACGAACATGAGTTTGTTGCCGTCTTTCTTCAACATGCCTTTCTTTTCTGCCAGGTCTGTGAGACCGCTGTAAGGATTCATTCCAGTTTCGTAAGGAATCTTGACCTGCACCCCTTCAAAAGGTTTGGCATAGCGTGTCTTCATGACCTTGCAAGCACTACGGATACCCATGACATCGGAAATTTTGTTGCCATCTTCATCCTCTTTAAGTTTGAGTTTGCGCATGGCAACAACAATGCTCGAAGCATAGATAAAGCCTTGGCCGCCCGAGATCTTGTCATCAGGGTCGAACATGTCTTGGCTGGCATAAGTGTGATTGGTACACACCATGCCCACGTTGTAATTACCAAACATGTTTACACAGTTACGCACCAAGGCAGTGAGAGATTTGGCTTTGCGACCTAGATCACCTTTCATATCACCAGCTTCAAACTGATTTACATCTGTGGGTGTCAGCAACATGCCCACTGAGTCAATGACAAACATGACCTTGGGACGTTCGTCTGCTGGTAGGCCTTTGTAGTCAGCCATGAATGTTGATATAGTCTTGGCCACATCGTCGATCATGGCCATGGATAATTTGAGTAGTTTTTTCTCGTCTGTGTCTACGCCCAGGGCATGTAACCATGCTTCGTCCAAAGCATTCTCTGTGTCAATCAACACTACAAAGATGCCTTGCTCCTGGGCATACTTGACGATGTTGCCCGAACAGATATAACTTTTACCGGCTCCTGATTCACCAGCAAACACAGTGACCTTGCCCAGCGGAACGCCTTTGTTAAAGTCTCCTGAAATGAGATAGTTCAGGGCAAAATTTCCTGTGGAGATCCAATCTGTGGGATCGTTGAAGCCGATAGAAAGACCATCGATAGATTTGGTTATCTCCTTGCGGAATTTTGATACATCAAAAGGTTTGGCCATGATTTATTTCCTTAGATTAAATTGTAAAGTTCTTTAAACACGGTTTTACTATCAACTCCGCGTCTTGCATCCAGTTCCTGTAATCGAAGCAGAGAAGCATTGAGATTTTTTTCAAACGGTTGATCTATATAGTGCAAAAGATTTCGATAGCTATCTTCCAATAGATATCTCGGTCGTTGTTCAATTCGGTCCATGAGTATCTGTTTCATTGATTGTAACACATGATCTGGTAGATGCCTAATGTTTAGGTGCATGGGTGCAAGCAAGGCTCCAGCGATAAAGGTGTTAGGATGATATCCTTTGGATAACAACCAATCCACGCAGTCAAAAAAAGATCGATAATTCAACAAAAAATATAGCATGTTGAAACTGATCCGATGCGGCAAAGCAGTGATCGTCTCGAGATTATTTGCGAAATCAGACCAGGACCCACCATACCGGATATATTCAAATTGATCAGCCATCGATTCAACACTGACCGTCCAATGCACATTTTTAAAACCGCAGACAAGTTCAAACACCCGAGTGTCTACTTTGCTGAGATTGGTATTGATACGAAGATTCACTTCAGGATTCTCTCGTTTTAGGATTTCTAAGAGTTCGAGATTTTCTTTCATCAACAAGGGTTCTCCACCGGCCATGTAAACATGTTTGAGTTGATGGGCACGATCAAAAACATAGGTTTTAAATTGTTCAATTTGCTCCGGGGTGGGTGTAGTCTGTCTGATGCCCAGTTCCCCGGCCCATTTACTGCTGAAGTCTGGTCCACAGTAAACACAAGAAAAATTGCAAAGATTGCTCCATCTAACATCCACGGTCTGCAAATCGTGATTGCCCAGTTTGTAAACATCAAATGAAGTGTTTTTCAATTCTCGTATATAAAAAATACGATCGCTGGCAATGTCAAATTTCTTTTTTCCGTTTTCCAAATCATAACATGTGTGGCAATCACGGCCGGGTTGGCTGGTCAGCATCTTCGATTGGGTATCAAGATTAGATGGACCGTGTAATATTTCTTCTATGGGCTGTTCTTTTATGTTACCAATCGTGCCTGCGCTGCGGATGCAATTTTTCACCCATCCATCGAAATTGTACATGAGACCGGTCCATGGCATGGGACAGAATGTTCCGTCAGTGAGAGCTGTCTTGGCATCCATTAGATTTGAGGCACTTTGGTTCTAAATCCTAAAGATATCTCTTCAGGCCAAAGGTTGTTGGCCGCGCACCGTGTATAAAAATCGCAGACAGCCGACACCCAGTGGTCGACATCTGCGGCATTGACGCCAGATTGATTGTACGATTGTGTGGCCACAGCACCGGGCCTGATCAAACAGAGGTGCGGACCTTGATGTTTCAATTCATAGTGTGCATTTTCCAGTGCTCTTTTTTGATTTTTGTACTCCATGAGAGCCGTCGACGATAATCCTTCCACAGCGGGTAATTTATTTTGTGTCGTCATCATAGTTGAGATATTCCAGATCATCTTGGAACAATTGCCTTTCCATGCTTCGACGATTTTATATAATAATTCAGTCTGGGCGTAACCCGATTGAGCATTGTTAATCCACATATCACACTCAGTGATTTGTGCGACAATTTTAGGAACATTGCGGATATTGTTGCCATCTCTTTTAGATAATCCAACAATTTCATGTCCCCGCTGATTTAGATATCCGGCAAATGATCGCCCAATCCCAGCAGTGTGCCCTGTGATAGCTATCTTCATATGATTTGATCGAGATCAATGCCTCTCAACTGTTTTTGTTTCCGTAGATATGCTTGCCGAGCATCTATATCCGGATTGTCCACGGCGAGTTCCCATGGCTTTTTAAGGTAAGCCCAGCCATGATCGATTCCGTGTTCCTTTGCGAATGCCTGTATGTTGGGTAGATCGTGGACATTGAGAACGCTGACAGTGGTCCACAAGTTCAAATGCACAGGCATGGATTTATAGACCATGAGATTGTCATAAAACTGTTGCCAGGATATAGGCCAACGGACAAATTCATGTATCGGACCGATGCCATCGCAGCTCACCGTGACTGTGACCTTGATTCCGCGCTGAGCGATATCCGCTAACTTAGTTAGCACTTGACTGCCGTTGGTGTTGAGTCTCAAGGTCTGCAGATTTGGGGGTAAATCATCGAGTATTTTTTTATAGTTTTTGCTGTAACTGGGTTCACCACCGTTGATATCTAAATGCACTATGCGATGCCTTGGCAAGCCTTGGAATCTCTGGAAATTATCTATTATGGGAAAGACCCTGCCTTGTAAACTGCCGATCCTAGTGCTGAGATTTTCGTTACAGGTTTGACAGGCAGCATTGCAGAGATTGTCTAAAACGCCACCAACCTGCAGATAGTCAGATTGATCTGTCTCCTCGTCTAGTTTTTCTGCATATGTTCTGATACTATCGGGCTCTGTCTCTTGACATCTGGCGCATTCCTTGGGCCAACGATCTTCAAGCATGGTCTGTTTGATCTGTACCAACCATGCACTGTTCTCCATTTGTTCCAGGCTAGCGAATTTTGGTGCATCAACCATGTGTCCGCAGCGGCTCACAGAGCCGTCGGGATTGAAACGGACAAAATGATCTAATCTAGCGCAGTACATGTCGTACAGATTCCATGCGATCTACGATACTTGATAATGGATCAGATGGATGTTCCTTATATAATACCATTATTTCCTGCCAGGTCAGTGCCTGACCACATCTTCCTAAAAGTATTTGATCCATTAAAAACCAAAATTCCAACTTATCATTCTTAAACAAAAAATTATTGGCTTCGTCTGATGACAACGGTGCAATGCCAGCATGAAATTTTATATCCGTAATTTGATATAAATCAACCAAAGATCTTAATCTTATCTGGCAATCAGGATCGATAAATCTGGCCAAATTGACCAACCAATGCAACTGTGGCAAATAATGTCTATTCAAAAAAAGATACTTAGTGGCCAAGGACAAACAAGTTTCACGATCAAGCCCAGGGTGATCTCTTGACAAGTGTTGTACAAAAGTATTCACACCACTAAGATATCTCTCCCGAGGATCGCGCAAATAAACATCTATATATTCAAGATTTTGGATAGCATGATTCCGGATTATCTTCCAGCCCTGCAATTTGGCATCCTCCCTCAATGAAGTACTGCCGTTTTTTTGTATGAGATAGATGCGGCGATCGTGAGATGGTATTTCTACCACCTCACAATCATCTGGAAACAACTCTGCATCCAGATCAGTCAGCATCAGCTCTTGGCTTGGCGTGCCCTGATCATGGCCAGGATGTCTTGCGCATTCTGACCTCCTGCTGCGGGTTTGGCCACTGGTGCGGTGGCTGCCGCTGGTTCGTCTTCATCAAACGAACTCGCAGGTGCTGCTTTGGGG